TGGTATTATGTTTATTTGAATAGTCCAGACACTCCAGATGGAAGATCAGGACTTATAGGGTATAGAAGTTGGAGTTATAGAGGTGGTAGTTTTTATAGTACAGGTAGTTATGCGCAGAATCATACTGATGCTAGTCATTTTTACGGAGGTACTGGTGTAAGAGTTCAACAAGTTAAAAACCACTGGGGTTGGATGTATCATAGAATAGATGTAAATCACACATCTTCAGGAAACGCATCTTCACCTTCTTCAGGAAAAGATTTAACTACAAATCAATATGGTTTAGGAATAGATGAGCCAAGCTTTATAATGGCATTTAATGGAGATCGTGTAAATTCTAACTTTTGGTCTAATAATGCAGATTCTTTTGCTTCTAACGTGGGTAATCGTACAAAAGGCAGATTTGGGACTATAAGAAACTTATTCAGTCAGCCTATTACAGACGCACGTAATGACGGAACATTCTCTATAGGTACTGGAGAATCTAATTCAACAAATTCAAATAGTGAAACTTTCTACATATTTGCACGAGAGCTTACAAACTCTAGAAACACTATATATATTCAAAATCATGGCATAGATGATTTAACAGAAGTAGATGTATCAATACCTGATGCGACATATAATCAACAAGGCACACCTAATAATAATATTACTGGTGAGCATTTTATTTATGCAGACAGCACTGGTGAGGGAATAATTATGCCACAGACTTTCAGAGCAAAAGTTAATGTTATTAGTGGAAATATTATTAAACTAGAAGCTTTAGAGACTCCGTTTACGGATGATATAATGGAGTTTCCTTCAGATTACACTATATCATATACTAAAGAAAATGAATTATTTAACACCATATATATTCAAGATCATAAGATAACTGGAACTTCACAAGCTACGTATGAAGTTGATGGACTAAACGAGGGTGGATTTACTAGTTTCAATGTCACAAATCTAGCTTCAGGCGATTACTTAATCTCTGGAGGTAGATTAAATGGTCAACAAGTTGAACCAACACTTACACTATACAGAGGGTTGACGTACACTTTTGAGATAGATGCATCAGGACACCCATTCTACTTCACAACTGATGATGGCAGCAACTATGCTTCAGGTACATACTTTGGTGAATATACATCAGGGGTTACAGGATCTAGAACAGATGCTGGTACGATTACTTTTGTTGTACCTGCTGGTGCTCCTGACACTCTTTATTATGCCTGCGGAAATCACTTTTCAATGTATGGCGAAATAAATGTTGTGGATCAAGGTACTGCAATTGGTGGTTTAACTAATGTAATAACAGATGCTACACTAGCACAGGATACCTCAAACCTAACTACTGCAGATACGATAGGATTCGCAGACTTTGCTACTCCAGCAAATAGTGATGACTGGGATACATTTCCTTCACTGTCAACCGATCCTTTTACTGGTAATCAGTATAGAATTCAAATAGCTTTAACCACTGCTGATTATGCATTATTTGAAAGTTATCTAGGAATTTCAATAAACAATGGAGGTTTTGGTAATGGTGCTGGAAAAGAGTTGACGTTAACACAAGGAGCTGCTGAACTGAAAATTGCAGTTCAATATTATCAAAGGTATGATGTTACAGGAGGAACTAGAATAACTTTCTTCAATACCAACCCTTCTGGAGGAAATATGGATTCATCCAACTACATAAGTGGTTCTGGATCTTTTGCAACTTCTGGAGGTGACTTTACTGCCACGTTTGGTAATAATCAATACAACTTAACAAGAGTAAATGATGTTAGACTTAATGTTGGACTCACTTCAGAGTCTATTGTTACCGCTACAACATCAACAGTTGGTTTTGCTAACAATCTTGCACAAAATAATGTTAATGTAGATGTTCTTACACCGTTTGGTTCTCCTGCTCCGACAGAGGTTACTATTACAGACCTAGAGTACAGAGGAGACTTTAGTGGTAGATTTGAATATGTTGTTTTAACATTCTCAGATGGCGATCAGTATTTTGTTGGTGCACAAGGAGGTCAAGACACAGATCAATTCAGAAGAGAGTCTACGTTTGTTTCTAAAAATGTAACATCTTTATTAAATGGTAACGATATATCAGTTTCTTTCCAACCTACGTCTCAGATCAACTTTGCTCATGGAAGTATGTCAAATTGGTGGGAAATTAGATTTAAAGTTACTGGTGGAGTTGGAAGCGTTATATTATCAGGAGGTGGTACTGGTGGGCAGACATTTCAAGTAGACACTTTAAATGGAGCTTATGATGGTATTTATGAAATAAACTCGATACCTTCTTCAAACACCTTCAAGATATCTTCCGACATCAAGATACCTGCTAGAGTTTACACTATAGATAATGCAAACGTAGATACTGCGACAGGAGAGATTAGTTTTGCTGACCCACATAACTTCTTGTTGGGAGAAAAAATTAAATACGATCCAAGACAGGATACTACATATTATTTCCAGACGGATTTAGCAGAGTTAGGTAATTATCTTTATGCTATACCAACTTCAGATACCGCATTGAAGTTTGCAACATCTGAGACGTTAGCTAAAGAAGGTAATAGTATTGGAGTTCAGACTGTAGGTGGAACTGCTGCTGATCCTCATACTCTTGTATCAGAGAGTATTGTTAAGTCGCAAAAAGGACCTGGTGCAGTTAACATTGAAAATGGAAGCGTTTCTGTGGTTGGTAATGGTACTGAATTCTTAAAAACATTCAAGAGGTTTGATAGAGTTTATATAAATGATGGTACTTTCAATAAAGAATTTACTGTATCACGAGTATTGACTAATACGGAATTAGAACTATTTATTGCTCCTACCAATACCGCTAGTAACGCTGATTATTGGATACCAACAGAGCTTATATTACGTCCTGATGGTTATGGAATACACTTGCCATTTGATGGTGGAGTTAATATTACTGCAGGAACATCTCCTGATAGCAAAATCGTAAGACAAACTAGAAAGTATTTCCGTTATCAATCTGGTAAGGGTATACAAAACTCGTTTGCTATTAACTTTAATCCACCTAGAATTGTAAGAATACTTATAAAATCTAACGGAACTACAGCTTCAATAGAGACACAAGAGGCTCATAATTTAAGTACAGGCGATACGGTAGTTATTGAAAAAGCAGAAGTTTCAGTAGGTACTAATGAGTATAATGGGGAATTCACAGTTAGTAATGTAGTTGATGCATTTACTTTCGAGTATGAAATGATTAATGCACCTGATCAAGAAAAAGCTGCTGGTTTTCCAACATATTATAGAAAAAATTGGAATGACTCTTTTGTAAGAGCAGGAATGTTTGATGATCAGAACGGTTTCTTTATGCAGTATGATGGTCAAACTCTAGCGTGCGTTAGAAGATCTTCGACCTTACAGTTGGCAGGGACTATTAATGTGACTAGAAACTCTCAGATCGTAACTGGATCTAGAACTTCATTTACAACACAATTAGCTATAGGTAAATTTGTGGTCATTAGAGGTCAATCTTACAAGGTTGTAGAGATATCCTCAGATACTAGATTTGTGGTTCAGCCTTCTTATAGAGGAGTTGATGCAACTAATGTGAAATGTACACTTACTCAAGACGAAGTTGCTCCGCAAGCAACTTGGAATATAGATAAGTGCGATGGTACTGGACCTTCTGGTTTCGACTTAGATGTTAATAGAATACAGATGGCTTATGCTGATTATTCTTGGTACGGTGCTGGTAAGATAAGATTTGGATTTAAAGACAGAAAGGGTCATGTTAAGTATGTTCATGAGTTTATACACAATAACATTCTAGATGAATCTTACTTTAGATCTGGTAACTTGCCTGGTAGATATGAAATCATGAATGGATCTGCAGCGAATGCAGCACCGACTTTATTCCACTTTGGAACATCTGTAATTATGGATGGAACATTTGACGATGATAAGGCATATTTATTTACAGCGAACTCGAAACCTCACGCCTTCACAAACGGAGCTTCTTCTTCAGCACCATCAGTAGATGCTAGTACGTTTGAAGTTATTACCTTGAATGGACAAAGGGTTTTTGTATACGCTATGGACTTTGCTAATACTGATGCTAATGATTTTAAAGTTGGTATGAATATACAGGAAAGTGCAACGCCTACATTGCCAGAAGGAACTTATATCACACAGCTTGTAAAAGGACAGACGAACACTAAAGTTTATACATCATATCCAGCAACAAGCACACTGCCTTCAGGTTCTAGTTACCCTCAAATAGTAACATCCACAACCTTTACTATAGGCGAATCAACAGCAGTAGATTTATCTAGACCAATCCCAATGATATCGGTTCGATTGGCTCCATCTGTCGACTCTTCTTTAACAGGAGATGTAGGAGAAAGAGAGATTATGAATCGTATGCAGCTTGGATTAAGAGAAGCAGGTGTGACATCTAATAGAGACTTAGAGATATTTGTAGTTCTAAATTGTCAACCATCGAACTTGACGTTTGAAAAAGTTGACGCACCTTCTTTATCACAGTTGATTGAGTATAACTCAGGAGATACATTTGAAGGAGGAACTGTTATATTAGCAACAAAGGTTTCTGCAGGATCAACAACTATTGATTTGAGCGAGCTGTTAGAACTTGGTAACTCGATACTTGGTGGAGATAGTGTATTCCCATCTGGTCCTGACTTACTTACTATAGCGGTTCAACCTCAAGATACAGCAGGGATTGATTTCCAGAGCCCAGTACAGGTTACTGGTAAGGTATCTTGGTCAGAATCTCAGGCATAGTGTATGAAGAACATAAGAAAAATATCCATCGGAGCCAACTATAAAGATGCAATGCATTATGTAGTTGGCAATGATACTTTAGGTGGTAGATATGTTATAAGTGAAATAACGCAAAATAATGACACTTATTCTGTGTGGATAAAAAATAAAGACAACGAAGTCTTACAATGGAAAGAATTTAAAAACATTCCAATAACAATTGAATTTAATATAGATTTATGACACCAAGATATAGTGTCTTGGTCAAGCCTGTTGGTAGTGAATATAATAACATAGAAAAGGTAGGGGACGTAGAGCTCCTAGTTAATACATCTATAGAAGATGTTGATTATGTAAATAGGCTTGGCGAAGTAGTTTCTTCACCTGATAATGACCTTCAAAAGGGCGACATAGTTGTCGTGCATCATAATGTGTTTAGAATGTATTATGATATGAAGGGTGACAAAAGACGTAGTAATGAATACTTTAGAGATGGTATGTATTTAATACCTAAAGAAAGAGTATATTTATATAAACGTAAAGATGATTGGGAGGCTTATAATGAATATAGTTTTATCACTCCTGTTGAATATACTCAGAGTGGAAAATTATATAGGTCTGATCAAAAAGAAGAGGAGCATGTGGGCGTTGTAAAGTACTCTAAAAAATTTGCTCCTGGAACAAAAATAGGATTCTCCAAAAACAGCGAATACAAAATAGTTGTAGATGGAGAAAAATTATATAGAATGAGAGATAAGGATATTTGTATTAAATTCTAAATGAATGAGAAGTCGTTCGAATAACTTAAATAAAACTATAATTGAATGAGTAAAGACACAATTAACGTGAAGTCTAACGGACTTCGAAATGAGCTCAAAGAAATAAAAAAGAGCATCGACAAACTAACTAACGCCATACTTATGGCACAAACACACAAACGACATGAAAAAACTATTAGTAATGACTTGCCTAGTCACGATGAACGCTATGGCGAGTCCAGTATCACATGATATGACGAATTGTTGTAAGAAAGCTTACAAGATTATAAAAGATAAATTAGATAAAAAACATATAACGATAAAGGAAGCTCAGGAGCTGTGGATAAGGCATCAGAATCAAACAAAATAGAAGAGACTATACTTAGAGTCATTGAAGCAGGAGAACGTGCAGTAGAAGAGCTTATAAAGGTTGCTGAAGAAGAAATAATCACAGGCTCTCCTGATGATGATTTAGCAGCAGATAGATTGAAGAATGCAGCAGCAACTAAAAAGCTTGCAATTTTCGATGCTTTTGAAATTCTTCAGCGTATAGAAAACGAAAGACAAAAGCTCAGTGATGAGGAGAAATCTGAAACAGGTAAAGGAAAAGATAAAGGATTCCAAAGTTTCGCAGAATCAAGGGTTAGAAAATCTTGATCTATGGAAACCAGTAGAAATCAGCATTCCTAAAAAAACTAAATTTGCATACGGTTATAACAAGGAGTTAGATGTTGTAGTTATATCTAAAGATGGTACGCTTGGATCTGTAATCGAGATATCTGGATTGCGGATAGGTTTGCCTAAAACACCTAGATCTGTCTACAAGAGAAGTATTAAAAAGAATGAGCAGTATTGGGAAGAGTTCGAATACCCAAAAGAACTCAGAAATATCAAGACCGTTTTCGAGTGGAATGAGTTCTCGAATACATTCAAGGAATCATGGGTTGATTACATCGAGAATGAGTTTGAAAGAAGAGAGAATGGTTTTTGGTTTAAAAATAACGGTGCTTCTACTTATATTACTGGCTCTCACTACATGTACTTACAGTGGACAAAAATCGATGTTGGAAAACCTGAATATCGAGAAGCAAACAGAATCTTTTTTATTTTTTGGGAAGCCTGCAAAGCAGACCAAAGATCTTATGGTATGTGCTATCTTAAAAACAGACGTTCTGGGTTTAGTTACATGTCTTCAGGAGAGACCGTGCATCAAGCCACAATTACTATGGATTCACGATATGGAATACTGTCCAAATCTGGAGCCGATGCAAAAACTATGTTTACAGATAAGGTCGTCCCAATATCAAACAACTATCCCTTCTTTTTTAGGCCCATACAGGATGGGATGGATAAACCCAAAACAGAACTCGCTTATAGAGTACCTGCCAGCAAGCTTACCA